CTAATCTTCGTTTGCGTACAATCGTTCAATGGTTGTACGCTTTTTCCATAAACAAAAGCACATTCCAAAAATATTGATTTGAATCCATGCTTCGGCGTAATCTTTTCCATTGCTTGCATAATGAGTTATATAATGATGAATCATATTTTTCCTTTCTAAATTTGGTATAATGAAATCAAAAACGAGGTAATTCTAATGAAATTAAATCCTGATTGCGTCCGTGATATCCTTTTTGTTGTTGAAGAGTATTCAACATACTCTAATGATGTCTCAGAGGATAAACTATATGAAAATCTTATTCCAAAATATTCACAAGAGGAAGTCCTCTACCATGTCAGACAATGCGAACATAGTGGCTTATTTCTCAATGTACAACATTTTTTTGGTGGTTTCTCAATTCAAGATTTATCTCCTTATGGTCATCAATTCATCAATGATATTCGCCAAGATAACAATTGGAATCGGACAAAAGATATAGCAAAGAATGTTGGTTCTTTTTCATTGGATGTCCTTAAAGATATTTCATCACAAGTTATTACCAATCTCATTTCAAATCAGCTTGGCAACAAGTTTTAAGAAGATAGTAGCATGGTTGTTTTCAGCCGTGCTTTTTGTTTTGATTGCTTGCACACCTTTTAATTTTTGATTGTTCAAGTAAATACCATCTTCTCTGATTTTTATTTCTTCCATTTCACTCCTCCTACTCTCCTAAATCAAACCAGCTTTCATCGATGCCTAGGACATCGCATACTCGGTTTTTTAATCTGTCTCTACCTTTACCATACTTCAGCAATTCTGAAATGGTAGGCTTCTTGACTCCACAAGCACGAGCAAGGTGTGTTTGTGTCATTCCTTCTAAATTCAATTTGTCTTTGACAAGTTGAATCCATTTTTGATGTTGTTGGCTCATATTCTCTCCTCTCTATCTCTCTCCTTTTTGCTATAATAAAAGCAGAAAGGAGGTGAATTTCATGTCGCCAATTACTAATGAAAATGTCCAAATCTGGACACTCTATGTCACAGTGATTATTGCTATAATAGGTTTTATATTAAATACCATTTCACTCTGGCAAACGAAGAAAGCAACAGAGGATATGGCAAAGCCTTATATTAATGTCTACGTGGATGCCTATGCAGTTAAAAATCAACAACGTGCCTATGTTTTTAAAAACTTTGGCAAAACTCCAGCATATATCGATAATATTCAGATAGATGGAGAATTGGATTCATTGAACTCAATACACCGCTTCGGCTCACTCATCGGAAATATGATTGCTCCAGGACAAAAGTTTACATCGTCAATAGAACCAGGTTATAAAGAACGTATCACACTGACGATTACATACTCTGATAGCAAGAAACACAAATATACAGATAAGTTTGTACTTGATGCTAACTTGGCATCTACAATGTTCTACACTGTAAACGAGAGCGATAGTAGCGACTCTCCTGCAACAGCTATCAGACAATCGACCATGGCTTTATTACGCGATCTACGATAGCCCCATCTCCGAATGATTTTGCAGTTCATACATCACGTAAGAATTCAATTTTTATCTCAACAGTTTCATCGTCAAGTGTGTTGGCGATGATTTTATTTTTTGCATCGATTGCTTCGTTCAAGTCTTTGCAAATTAGTGAATAAGAGACTTTAACATTTGCATTTGCCATTTTCCCAACCTCCTTTTTAAAAAAATTACCTAAAAAGTTAGCGAATTTCTTGACATCGATAAATAAATTTATTAAAATCAAAGCATAGAGAAAAGACCTACTAAAAAGTAAGGTTTACCTATTCAAAACGGACGGCAATCGGTTTTTTAGGTTTTTATTTTTTTAGTTGTCTGTTTCGCTAACTCTTTATCTTACAAAATATATTGTAGTAAATTTATTAAATTTTGTCAACATTTTTGTAGTAAATTTATTAAATATTTTTTGTCATGTCTTAGAAAGGTTGATGTATCAATGTTTTTCACGTTTGAAAAAATAAAAGAATTGGCTGACAAACAAGGTATTTCATTAAATAAACTTGAAGAAAAACTAGGTTTTAGCAGAAATACAATTTATAACATGAAGAAATCAACACCAAATGTTGAACGAGTTTCAATGATTGCTGACTACTTCAACGTATCCACTGATTATCTTCTAGGTCGTACTGACAATCCTGCAATTGCTGGGAATTCGCACGTAAATGAACCAGATGACATCGATAAAATCATAGACCACGCTATGCTATTTGATGGAAAACCTCTGACTGACGAAGATCGTAGAGCTATTCGAGGAATCATCTCAGGGTATATGAATAGCAAGGAAGATTAAAATGTCTCACAAAAACCAAATTGAAATTTACCAGTTTAATAGTCGTGCGAAATATTGGTTAGTCCGAGCTGAAGGTGGAAAATATTACGATGATTTTAAATACAACCACTTCATCTCTATTCACCACAACCAGGTTATGCTATCGGATTTACAGACAAGTGACTTACTCCTTACGACAGAAAAAACTATAGAGCACTACAAGCAGCAGATAACAAGAGTATATCAAGACCAAAATCTGTCAAAACACCAAATCACGTTTACCGCTAAACGCCTCTATAGTTTTGTTGAAGATATGAGTATAGGGGATTACATCGTAGTTCCATCATTCAAATCAAACTACTTCTTGATTGGACAAATCACAAGTGATGTCTATGAAAAAGATATCCCGAAAGAGCAACTAACCCTAAATCATGGCTACGAACAGTCTACGGATATCAAACGTCGAGAAGTTAAGTGGATTAACGAAGTGCCACGAAGAAAAGTAAATCCAAAATTTCTATATAGCACGCTAACCGTCCATCATACCATCTTTAATATCACTGATTTATCAAAATATATCGATGGTCTCATATCTCCACTTTACTTCAAAGAAGGGAAATTGCACCTTCAGTTGAGAGTTAACACCAAACATCCAATTACATCCAGTATGTGGAAAAATCTCTATTCTATTATCGATGAATATAAAAATCCTGAGATTAATGAGGAAATCGTTGCTACTTCTAACGTAGAGAGCCCAGGAGATATAACTCTACAATCCATCAGTCAATTCATATCAGATAATCATTGGATGCTGAACTCAGGATTAATAGGCATTGGTCTCTTGTTCGGAGATATTGATATCAAAGGCATCAAAGTAAAGGGGCTTTTCCCTTACTTGCAACAAAGAAAAACAGCCAGATTGGAAGAACGCAAACTGACTGTAGAAGTTGAAACGATGGAAAAAGACGCCAAGCTGAAAGATATACAGCGAGATGTTGAAATAGAAAAAGCTCGCAAAGAACTAGAATCATTAAGAAATGTGAGAGCATTTGAATCACTGTTGACTCACCTAGTGTTTCTTACGAAAACGCACCCCAAACGCAAATGGATTCCAATGAGAATCAGGATGAGGGATAATTTTTACTACTAGAATAAAAATCAAAAAAGTAATGAAAATAATACCTCTGTCTAAAAAGAAAAGAGTGAGAGAAAAAATAGAATACGCCAGCAAATATCCCCAAAGGATTTGAACTAGTTTCATATGACTTCCTCCTCTCTATTTTTAATTTGATTTTAACAAAAACACGCTGATTAGTAAAGGAATTTAGCGAGAAAAATATGACAGAAAAAGAATTATTGGATCTCCATAAAGTTACTTTACGTGAATTTACCACTAAACAATGGCAAAGAAACGGATTCTACGACGAAATTAACCGAATCGTCTATATCAATGCTGATTTAAGTTCAGATGAAAGACGAAAAGTTCTTTTTCACGAACTCGGACATCTAGAACACTACCGCAGTTTGTACCAAAATGCTCCACTATTATGTGAGAATGAAGCTAACCTCTATATGATCCAAAATCTAGTTGCCGAAGAAATAGCCACATATGGAGCAGAAAGTTTTAATAGCATCCGATTTATGGAGCGATATCAATTGAAGACTATAACAGATGAAGTTATGATCCGCACCGAATTTTATAAACAAGTTGAAAATTTTTAATTTTTAAAAGGAGTAAAATCTTATGGGATTTTTTGATAATGTTAAACAAGAAGCTAGTTTTTCTACTGCTTCTGGAACAAGTGGATTGAACTATGTTGTTCTTCAAGTAACTCTAAAAGAGAAGTTTTTTGGTACTGGCTCAGGTAATTTGACTGAGTTAGAAAATGTTATTAATAAGCAAGTAGCCAAAGGATATCGACTACACACAATAAGCACTGTAAATGGTGGAAGTAAGGGCCTAGGTGGTGGTGATCGTATACAAGCTACAATGGTCTTCGAAAAAATTATCTAAAATAAAAAATCCCCACACTCGCAAAGTTTGGCGACTCTGAGTGTGAGGAACTTGAATATAAGAAACAACCATTCAAAAGGTCGTTTTCTTGTACCCATTTTAGCAAAAAAGTGAGGTAAAATCAAATGGCATCATACAGAAAAAGAGAGAATGGTAAGTGGGAATACCGCATTTCTTATAAATCTCACGACGGAAAATATAAAAAGGCTGAAAAGGGTGGATTCCTGACTAAAAAGGCTGCACAGATAGCAGCAGCCGAAAGAGAGAAAGAACTACTTCTTCCCTCTTATGTTTCAGACGACATTACCCTTTACGACTACTTCACCCAGTGGTCTACCATCCATAAGAAACCAAATTTAGCACCAGTAACCTGGCAAGTCTATCAAATTACTGGCAAGCATATCAAACGACTGTTTGCAAATACAAAGCTAAGAAACATAACCAGTTCAATCTACCAGCAAGCCCTAAATACATTTGCTGAAACACATTCACAAGCAACAGTTGAAAGATTGAATATTCATATCAAGCAATGCGTAGCTATGGCAGTTCACGAGGAAAGCATTCAAAAAGATTTCACAACCTTTGCCAAAGCAGTTTCTCAAAATAAAGGTATCGAAAAAGAAACTAAGTTTCTCGAAGTTGAAGAATACAAGAAAGTTATATCCGTTTCGAAGGATAAAATGGACGTTCAATCATATGCAGTGATCTATCTTATCGCAGTTACTGGAATGCGTTTCGCTGAATGCTTTGGGCTAACATGGGACAGTGTAGACTATGATAACAAGGTTCTTTCTGTAGATAAGACCTGGAATTACAAAACGAATCTTGATTTCAGCTCTACAAAAACAAAAAGCAGTATCCGAAAGATACCGCTTGACGACTCAACTCTTGAATTATTAAAAAAGTACAGACAAGATCATTGGCTGGAAAATAAAGATAATCGTATTTTTTCTAACATATCAAACAATGCAGTCAATAAGACCTTAAGATATATCGTTGGAAGAAATGTCCATGCTCACTCGCTTAGACACACATACGCTTCTTTCTTGATTTCAAAACACGTTGAACTACTATCTATCTCTAAAATCCTTGGCCATGAGAATATGAACATCACTATTGAGGTGTACGCTCATCAGTTGAAGGAATTAGAGGACGAAAGCAACTCAGAAGTAAGAGAGATATTCGGAAATTTAGGGGCGAATTTGGGGCGAAACACCTCAAACACCCAGAAAAATCAATAGTTTCTATGCCCCCTGCAGGAATCGAACCTGCAACTACTCCTTAGGAGGGAGTTGTTATATCCATTGAACTAAGGGAGCTAGAGAAAAACTCTGCTGGATGAGCAGAGTTTTTTAGTCGAATTAACGACGGATTTCTTTGATACGAGCTGCTTTACCTTGAAGAGCACGCAAGTAGTACAATTTCGCACGACGTACTTTACCGTAACGAACAACTTCGATCTTTTCAACACGTGGAGTGTGGATTGGGAAGATACGCTCAACACCTACACCGTTAGAGATTTTACGAACTGTGTAGTTTTCTGAGATGCCAGCACCTTTACGTGCAATAACAACACCTTCAAAAATCTGGATACGTTCACGGTTACCTTCGACAACTTTCGCGTGTACACGAACAGTGTCACCAGGACGGAATGATGGGATATCTGTACGAAGTTGACCTTCAGTCAAGCTTTGGATTAATGGATTCAT